CTTCGCAGAGAAGAGTAGCGTCACCATCTGCCCACGAGACGCGCCGCCGGTGATCTGCATTAGATGCCTTCCACGTCGTAGACGACGTAGATCTGCGCGGCGAGGTCGGCGGTCGTGCCGTCCCAGGTCGCGCTCGACGTGATCTCGCAGCCGATCACCGCACCCGCCGCGAACTCGGCAGCGGTGCGGAGGACCCGGACCGACTTCTCGGTCTCGGTCGTGATCGTCATCGTCGTGTCCGCGTCTTCGGTCCCGCCGAACGTCGCGCCGACGGTGAGCGTGCCCGCCGTCGCGGCAGCCGACAGCGACGCGGCGACGGCGACCACGCGACCGGCCCACGGCGCGACGTAGCCGGTGACGACCATCGACGCCTCGGCCATCGCGACCGGGAGCTGGACGTCGGTCTGCGACGCGGCGACCGCATCCTGTCCGAACGCGAGGGCGACGAGCTGCCCCTTGCTCATATCTCGTGTAATCGTCGGCATATTGCCTCCCTATGCGGAGACCCTAGGGCGACGATATCGTCGCTCCTAGGGCCTCCTAGAGCCTCTAGAGGGCGATGTTGTAGATAACCGCCGCGCACTCGATGCCGGAGGCCGCACCCGTCGGGGTGAAGCGACCGAAGCCCATGCGCATGCTGTAGACGATGCGGGTCTGGTCGGTCGCCGGGATGCGCTCGACCTCGACGCGCACGCGCCGGCGCCAGCCCGCCTTGAAGCCGCGGCGGTTGAACACCACGACCTGCCCCTTGGTGTTGTTCGCGCCGGTGGTGCTCACCTTGCCGTCGGCTTCGGTCTTCGACACCGCCATCGACGCGACCACCGGGTGCCCGATGATGCGACCGACTTCGCCGTTGAGGAGGTCGGCGTTGATGCCCGCGCCGTACTGGCGAGCGGTGATGACCTCGTCGAACGTCGCGATGTGGTCCGCCGTCTGCGGGTCCGCGACGTAGACCAGGTCGTTCATGTCGGTCGGGTGACCCCAGTCGGTCAGGCGGGTCGGGTCGAGGAGCAGACCGCGAACGTCGCGCAGGTCGGTGAACGCGAGCGCACCGGCGGCGTCGAGGAGGTTCGCGGTGTTGTCCACGATCGCCGCGTGGCGGATGCCGTCGAACGCAAGGTAGTGCTTCGTGTCGGCGGGATCGGCGTCGTCGAGGTTGATGTTGCCGGTGCCCGCGTTCGTGGTGTCGCCGTTGAGGACGAGGCTATCGGAGTAGTGGGCGATCGCCTTCGCCGCCTGCGCGCGCAGGAACGGGACGAACGGGATGATGCTGTCCTCTTCGAGCTCACCGCTCCACATCTGGTGGATGACGAACTTCGACGCCGACACCGCGACGCGCTGCGAGCCCGTCTTCGTGGTCGTGTAGTTGCTCGCGTTGTTCGCGGTGTTCTCGCTGACGAGGAGCACTTCCGGGATGTCCACCTCGACCGGCAGGTACGCGGTCGGCGCGGTCATCTCGAAGGTGTCGATGAGGTTGAAGACGCGGGAGTCCGGGCGGGCGGCTTCCCACAAATCGCCGACGTACTGCGCGCCGACGAGCTGCGAACCGAAGCCGGTCTCGGCGGTGTCCATTGCGCGGTAGGCGGCCTCGAGAGCGCGCGCCTGCTTCTTGTTCACGCGCGGGTAGAGCTCTTCGAGCGCGCGCCCGTCGATGCGCTTGATCTCGTCCTCGCTCAGGTAGTGGGCATCGGAGATCGCGCGGAACGCGCCCTCGAGCTCCTCCGACGGGCCGCGACCGATACCGGCGCGCGAGCGGGCGGACATGAGGTCGTACAGGAACTCGATGTCGGACGCGCCCAGCCCGTGGCGGCTGAACTTCGAACCGATCAGGCGGGAGTCGCCGCTGCCGAAGCGCATCTTGCGGGCGAACTCGCCGTCGGCGAGGATGCCCTCGACGACCTGGCGGATGCGATCGTCGGACACCGCTGCGCGGGTCTCGGCGTTCATGGACTCGATACGGGCGACGATGTCGCTCACAACGTTATCGGACACGTTAGCTCTCCTTGATAGCGGACAGGATGCGGGTAAGCACCTCGTCCGGGGTCTCGACGACGGCGGCTTCCGCAGCGCGCGGGGTCATGTCGTCTTCGTCATAGTCGCCGCTCTTCGCCTTCATGCCGCGCTCGATCACGCGTTGGATCGCGTTCACGGCATCCTGAAGGTCGGCGAGGTTCTCCCGCGAGAGGACGGCCCCCGCGCGGGATTCGAAGGCGTCCGGGAACATGTCCGGCTCCCCCTCGAGGAACAGGGCGCGAACGCCCTCGACGCCGAGGGCCTCGAGGGCCTCCGGCTCCAGGTACTCCGGCGCGATCTTCCCCGCGCGATCGTAGGCGCGGGCAAGGTGCCGGTATCGATCGGCGACGTCGTAGCCCCGACCCTGTGCCGTGTCGCGGTACAGGGCCACCATCTCGGCGGCTGTACCCGACCATCCGGCGGTCGTCGGCTCCGGCGTCGTCGCAGGAACGTCCACGGCCTCGGCGATCGCCGCGAGCGCGCGAGCCTGTCGCGCGATCAGGGCGTTCGGGTCTCCGGGGACCGGGACGGCGGAGATGTCGAGGAGGTCGGCGCGGGTGACGCGCCCACGGCTACCGGCGACCGGGCTCGGCTCCATCGCCTGGGTATCCCAGCCGACGGAGACGGAGTGCAGGAAGCCGCCGCGGTACTTCGCCTCGATGCTGCGGGCGAAGTCGTCGGACTGGTCGAAGGTGACGTCCGCCATGAGCCGATCGCCGTCCACGAAGACGTCGGCGCGACCGATCGGGGGACGCTGTCCGGAGTAGTCGTGCGCCCAGAGGACGACCGGGTTCCGGCGGTAATTGTCGAGGTTCCAGGCGTCCATGCCGATCTCGAGGCCGTCGCGGGCGACACCTTCTGTTGAGGCGACAAATCGGATCGGCGCCCCCTCGCTCTCAGGAGTATCCGCACGGGAAATCACACCACGGATGTATCGCATTTACTGCCTCCCGTCGTCCCGCTTCCGGCGGGGAACGACTGTGCGATCGAGCCCCAGATAGGTCTCTATCGCCCCTAAACAGATTAGCAGTGCCTGTCTAATGGCCAGAAAAAGGACGCGTTCACGATCGCCCATTCATCGCCGCCCACTCGGTGTCGCTGATCGGCACCATTGTGCAGCGACAATTGACCACGTTCCGCGCGCTCGGGAAATCTCCGGGGTACATGCCCCGCTCCCCACCGACGGTGAACGGCTCGTCCATCGCGACCGCCTGATCGTGCGCGGCGACGTGGTCGGGTCGCGTGCGGTCGTCGATCGCGGACAGCCACCGCTTCCCGCCGACGACGCCGGACTGTCGCCAGCCCTCCTCCTGCCCACCGTTGACGGCGGCGCCGACCTCGGTCCGCGCGATCGCCTCCGCGCTCGACCGGATGCGGTCGCCCATGATCGTATTGACGCGGTCGGCGGCCTTGAGCACGTCCTCGCCCTGGGCGATGCTGTCGGCGAGCGTCGCCCGGAGCGCGTCCCACGTCGTCTGGTTCACCTCTTCGGCGAAGCGTTGGATCTGCCGCTCCATGAACCTGACGACGCGCGGGTCGAGCACGTCGAAGGCCATCCCGACGCCGGTCTGCGCGAGCCCATCCTGTCCGGCGCCGGCGATGATGTCGCGGTATATCGGCCGCATCACGACGCGGAACTCCCGGATCCACCGCGCAAGCTCGAACGGGTTCTCGGCTGCATCCTCGATCGTGCGCGCGCTGCGCTCGCTCTTGACGCGGGCGAGGACCGCCTGCCGCTGTCGGCGCATCAGGTCGGCGACGGCGTTCCCGAAGCGACGCTCCTCCGGCTCGAGGCGGCGGACCCACGCGGCGAACCGCTCGACGTGTTCGGGGTCGCCGTACTCGCGACCGGTGACGACGATCGTCCGCCCGGCCTCCTGTTCGCGCTCGATCTCGAGCTGCTTCCGCTCCGCCCAGGCGCGACCCGGGTCGCCGCCCCAGAGGTCCCACGCGACGCGACCGGGCGACGGGTAGCCGTCCTCCCCGTCGCTGAAGCCCTCGGCCTCCTTGTCGACCTCGTGGCGAGCGAAGAAGCTCTTCATCCGGAGGATCGTCTCCGGCGACACCCGCTCCCGGTTCGCAAGCTGGTTCGCGCGGGCGAGACCGACGGCGGTGCCGCCCGGTCGCCCGTCTTCCTTCCACGCGAGCGCGCGGCGGGCGACGGCGGCGATCTCTTCGGTCGGTCGCAGGTCCACGTCGGCGACAGCGCGGTGCGAGCGCGCGAGGTCGTCGAGGTCGTTCGGCGTGTCGTCTTCGTCGTCGATAGGCGTGTCGTCGATCGGCTGCTGGACCGGCTCCTGCGCTGTTGGGACCTCGCCGGACGTGACTGGCATTGATCCAGCAGGAACCCACCATGCGTCTCCCCACGACACCGGTTCGAGACCCTGCGACTGTCTGACCTCGTTGACAGTCAAGGTTCCGTTCGACAATGCCGTCGCAGCACTTACCGGCGGAACTGTGGAGGAGACTGGACCGAGGCCGCCACTCCCGGTCGGTGCCCACCAGGCGTCACCCCACGGCACCGGGTCGAGACCCTTCGACGCGCGCCACTCGTTCGGGAGCATCACCCCCGCGTCGAGCTTCTGCTTCTCGATCTCCCACTTCGCCGCCTCTGCTTCCTGCAGCACCGCGACGCCGGAGAGGTCGAACTCGATGAGGTCGGCGACGTTGGGGAACAGCGGCAGGAGCTGCTCGGTGAGCTCGGTCGCGATGAAGCGCGCCTCCGGCTGGATCGTGTCCGTCCAGATCGCGAGCCGCGCGTCCTGTTGGTTTGCGTAGGTGCGCTCGCCGCCGACGAGGTCGAGGGGGACGCCGTAGGCGCGACAGATCTCCTCGAGCGACCACTTGAGCGAGCCGAGGTATTCGGCGTCCTTCGGCGTCACGCTCAGCGGCTGGAACTTCGCCTCGAAGCGGAGGACGCCCC